GAATAAAATTTGCAACACCCACTGATGCAAGAAAGACTGTTGCAAAAGTAAAAAAAATATCTAAACCTTTTGCTAGAAAAATTCAAATCCTAACAGTTGGAGAACAGCGTGCCAAAGTTATGGGTAAAACAAAAGTCGCTGCAATTTTTAAGAAAGGTAAGGAGTCAATAAGAAATGCGAAGAGCAATACTACAAGCGTTAGAAGATAGATATAACGCTCAAATATCTGAAGCGGATGCTACAATAAAAATCTATTTAGAAAGCAGTGTCGGTATTGGTGAACATCCTCAACATATTGATGAGGTTGATAAACAATTACAAAAAATAGCTGACGCACAAGAAAAATTAAATGAAATACAGGCATATAAAATATAATGACTTTTGAAAAATTTGTACAACAATTAAGAAAAACTATAAATAATTCTCAGCAATCAATAGGTGATACTATGATGGCTGGTGGAGTGAAAGATATGGAAAATTATAAATATCTTTTAGGACAAGCGCATGCGCTACAATTAATAAATCAGGAAATGATGAACCTGCTAAATCCGAAGGAGGATACAAAAAATGATCAAGGAGAAAACGGAAACGTCATCAAACTCGACAGAACCGAAAATTAAACTTGCTTTAGAAGAAAAATATAAAGAAGAAGTTAAAAGTTTAGAAGAAACAAAAAGATTAGATGAAGAAAATATTGGAGATATTCAAAATGAATTACCTCAGCCATCAGGTTGGAGGCTTTTAGTTTTACCTTTTACACCAAAAGAAAAAACTAAAGGTGGTATTATATTTTCACAAGAGTCTTTAGATAAATCACGTATTGCCACAAACTGTGGATACGTAATTAAAGTAGGACCATTAGCTTATAAGGATAAAGAAAAATTTCCTACAGGCCCATGGTGTAAAGAAAAAGATTGGGTGCTATTTGCACGATATGCGGGTTCGCGTATACCAATAGAGGGCGGAGAAGTTCGTCTTCTTAACGACGATGAGGTTCTTGGAACTATTAAAGATCCAGAATCTGTGTTGCATTACATATAACATAGGAGGATGACTATGCAAGAAACAGAAGAAAACAAAAACATTCCTATGGTTGATATTGATACATCAGGTCCAGAACATGATGTTGAAATAAAAGAAGATAAACAACCAGAGGTAATAGAAGATACATCTGACGCTACGGATAAAACTTATGAAAACGAGCGTGAGACTAAACTAGAAGAAACTAGCTCCGAGCCTAAAGAAGCTAGTGACGAGGAACAAAAAAAGAAAGAAGAATTAGAGAATTATAGTAAAGACGTTCAAAGAAGAATAGCTAAGCTTACAGGTAAATGGAGAGAAGCTCAAAGACAAAGAGATGAAGCTCAAAGACAAAGAGATGAAGCCGTTAATTATGCCAAAGCTCAGCTTAAAAAATATTCTTCTTTAGAAACAGAGTCGATTAAAGATAGAACAAGTAAAATCCAATCTCTACTTGAAGCTCAAAAAGCAAGATTAGCTCAAGCAAGAGAAGCATCAGACATTAATGCTGAAGTAGAAATTCAAAAAGAGATATCTAGATTAGGTTATGAAGAAGCTAGATTAAGTGAGTTTTCTGCCAACGCTGAAAAAGAACCTGAGCAAAAACAGGAGTTTACTCAACCTGTTCAAACTCAACAAGAACCAGAACCTACACCTGATCCCAAAGCAGAAGAATGGGCATCAAGAAATAGATGGTTTGGTACAGATAAAGCCATGACTTATACAGCTTTTGATTTACATAAAACACTTGTTGAGGAAGAAGGTTATGATCCTAAATCAGACGAATATTATGTTGAAATTGATAAAAGATTAAGGGTTGAATTTCCACATAAATTTGATAATAATAATGATACTAAAAAAGGTATTACGACTAAGCCTGTGCAGACAGTAGCGTCGGCGACGCGAAGCACAAAGTCTAGTCGCCAAACTATCAGACTCACCCCTTCTGAAGTTGCTATCGCCAAAAAATTAGGAGTGTCATTAGAAGATTATGCAAAACAAAAGAAAATCATGAAGGAGGTTTAAGCATATGGAAAAAGATAAATTAAAGACCCCTCGTGCGAGTCAAACTAGAGAATCTGAAAACAGACCTCAAACTTGGACTCCACCGTCTGCACTAGATGCACCTGACGCGCCTATGGGTTATAGGCAAAGATGGCTAAGAGCCGAAGTGCTAGGTTTTGAAGATACAAAAAATATGTCTGGAAAACTTAGAGGAGGATGGGAATTAGTGAGAGCTGATGAATATCCAGGAAAACATTACGACTCTTATGCTGAAGGAAAATACGCAGGTGTTATAGGCGGAGGCGGCCTTGTGTTGGCAAGGATACCAGAAGAGCTCGCAAAGTCTCGAGAGGATTACTATAAAAAGTTAACTCAAGAGAGAGATGAAGCAATAGCAAACGACCCTCTTAAGGACCAGCATAGTAGTATGCCCATCAACGCTGATAGGCAAAGCCGCGTAACTTTTGGTGGCCCTAAAAATTAATTTTTTAGCGATACCGAGTACGTAATATAAACTTTAAAAGGAGAACAATATGGCTATATCAAGAGCCCAGTTAACAAAACAACTGGAACCAGGCTTAAATGCCTTATTTGGTTTGGAGTATCAAAGATACGAAAACCAACACGCTGAGATATTCGAGCAAGAGTCATCTGACAGAGCTTTCGAAGAGGAAGTAATGTTATCAGGATTTGCACAGGCTTCAACAAAAGGTGAAGGTTCTGCAATTCAATATGACACTGCAAACGAAACATTTACAGCAAGATATACGCACGAGACTATTGCTCTAGCATTCGCGATCACTGAAGAAGCGATCGAGGATAACTTGTATGACAGACTTGCGTCTAGATATACAAAAGCTTTAGCAAGATCTATGGCGAATACTAAACAAGTAAAAGCAGCAAATGTATTAAACAATGCGTTTGATAATAGTTTTGCTGGCGGTGACGGAAAAGCGCTTTTAGCGACTGACCACCCAACTATTGCAGGTTCGTTCAGAAATGAACTATCAACTGCAGCTGACTTAAACGAAACATCATTAGAGCAATCATTAATTGATATTAATGCATTCACTGATGAAAGAGGTTTAAAAATTGCAGCTAGAGGAGTAAAAATGATTATTCCTTCTGAGTTACAATTCACAGCTGAGAGATTAATGAAATCTGCTCAAAGAGTTGGAACTGCTGACAACGACATTAATGCTATCAACAACATGGGAATGATTCCACAAGGTTATACTGTGAATAATTTCTTAACTGATACAGATGCGTTTTTCATCAAAACTGATGTGCCTAATGGAATGAAATATTTTGTTAGAGCGCCAATTAAAACAGCAATGGAAGGTGACTTCGATACTGGTAATGTTAGATACAAAGCAAGAGAGAGATACTCTTTTGGTTTTTCTGATCCTAGAGGTATGTTTGGTTCACCTGGAACTGCGTAATAAGTTATAGGAGGATAAATATGGCTTTTTCAACAACTGGTTTCGGACTTAAACCAATAAACAAAATAGGTTCAAACTATAACACAGCAGCTGTAACTGAGTACAAAGCTTTCACCAGAGAAGGACTCGGTAATCAGAACTTTGCTTTACAAATGCCTATAATGATTCACAGAAACAGTGGAGCAGCGCCAAGCATAATTCCACAACAGAGTGTGAATTTTCACATTGATGGTGCTTTCATGGGAGCGCAATTTGAAGACAAAAATACTTCAAAACCTGTGTTTACTGATCACTATAGCATAAGCGATGTGTCTGATGCTTCTAAAGGAGGCAGAGGAAACTTTACTGGAATGATGTCTCAGTTTATCACTGATGATCCTTATCAGCTTTATCTTATTAAAATTGATGAGAATATGACAGTTAGTGCTATGAATGGTAACTATAAAACAAACGTTCAAGCTGGCTTAACATCTTCAATTAGTTCAGATGGTAAGAGATCAATTGTTAAACTTGATACTTCAACAAGAGATGCTAATAGTAGTTTTCCACTACAAATGGTAAATATTGGTTCAGCTCCGGATGATGTTCAAACATCAGCTACTTACGGTGGAAATGCTGCACCTAGCGGACTAAGTGGATTCTTGAATGCAGGAAGTAACGTTATCGTTAGATTGAATTCACATAAATATGCGGGACCTTCTTACGGAGGTTAATATTTAACAACGTTTTTATTGAAAGGCCCCATTGATTGGGGCCTTTCTTTTTGGTAGAAAGAAAAAATGAAATACATCATAAAGATATACACTCAAGAAATACAGACCAGCATTAATGTAGAAACTAAAAAACCTTTAAATACTATAGAAGATGTACATAAGATTATCATTGACTATATGGGAGAAAATAGTATAGAATGGGAGCCAAATTCGTTACAATTTAATGGCACTGCCACAGGTAGCGAATTTTATATAACCTATGAGGAGGTTAATGATGGCTATAAGCAAGATGGCATTGTTCGCGAGAAAAATCCAACTTGAATCTACATGGAATCAGTTGTTTCTCAAGAACCAAGGAGTAGTAACTCCTGATATGTCTATTTTAGGAGATCAGATCAAAAGAACGATCAGAGAAATCCTATTAGCACAAGAAGCTAAGCCTACTAATCCAAGAGATGGTGAAAATCACCTTTTCGCTGGATAATTAGGTTTTTAAAAATATTCTCTACAAAAGTGGTCAACACTTATAAGTATTTATTGCTTTTTTTAAAAATTAGTTATATTTTAATTACACTATACATTTATATTAGAACGTAGACGAGTATAGTCGACGGCCTAGAGACTACGTTCGGAAACTAGGAGGATTAAATTATGGCAAATACAACATTTTCAGGACCGGTACGATCACAAAACGGTTTTGAGAAAATATCAAAAAGTGGCACTACTGGTTTAGTGTCCGACGTTACACAGGACTATGGTGTAAAAGACGCAAGAAGACAATATTTATGCGAAAATTTTCAACGTAGACCTCAATTAAATGCATCAATAGGTGTTGCAGCAAATTTAGATTTCGAAATTGTTGGAACTAATGCAGCAGATGCAGGTGTTACTTTTCCAGCTACTACATCTGGTGTTAACATTGCAACAGCTGGAGCAGATCAAGATCAGATTGTTATTGCTCCACATCTTGATACTAACCAAACAGCTTGGACTGGTACTAAATGGGGTACTGAAAACCAAACTCAATGGGAATGTTCAATTTTATTACCAGCTCTTGACAATCAAAAAGTTTGGACAGGTTTAAAATTAACTAATGATCAATTGATTGCAACAGATGCGGATCAAGTGTTTTTTAAATATCAATCAGATGGTACTAACTCAGAACAATTTAATGATTTTACTAAATGGCACTTCATTCATAGTATAGGTGGAACTGATTTTATTAGTCAATTACCTATTACTGTTGTTACTAACAAACCGTATCATTTTAAAATAATTATAGATAAAAATAGACAAGCAACTATTTTTGTAGATGGTATTCAGTACAATGTAACTACTACATCAGGTGGTAGGGGAACTGCAGTTACTTCTGTAGCACCTGGACAAGTCCCTGTAAAAACAGGAGCGTTAACTAATGATGTAGACTTTATTCCTTATATTGGAATTGAAGCAGGCGCTGCAGCAGCAGAGTCTTTGACTGTTCAATACCAAAACATGAATAGAGAACATTTTGAAAATATAATTATATAATAATTATTAATAATAAACTCGGGGCGCCTGGTAATGCAGGCGTCCTTTAAAAGGAGAACAAATGGCAGACACAGTTTTAAACACAACCGTATTTGACGGTACAAAAAAATTAATAACTCATTACAATGTAGTTGGTGATGGAACAGGTAATACAACAAAAATAGTTGATGTTTCTGCACTAGAAAAAAGTGCATCCAGTACTGGAAACGGAAAAACTTGTACAAGAGTTAAATTAATCAAAGTAGATTTTAACGTTTCAGTTACAGCTCCAGCTGATGGAATTAGATTAGCATGGGATGCTACAACTGATGTTGTATTTCAAACACTAGCAGGCGAAATGTCCTTTGACTATTCAGCTTTTGGTGGGCTAAGAAATACTAATGCAGCAGGAGTTACAGGAGACGTTAATTTAACATTGCCCCCTCACACATCAGGAGATACCGCTACTGTTGTATGCACGTGGCTAAAACAATACGACTAGGAGTATTAAATGGCAATAGCCACAACTAGTAAATTTGAATCAACTTTCTCTATTGATGAAGTTATAGAAGAATCATACGAAAGACTTGGATTACAAGTTAACTCTGGTTATGATTTAAAATCCGCAAGACGTTCTTTAAACATAATGTTTCAAGAATGGGCTAATCGTGGTCTTCATTATTGGGAAGTTGCAAATAATTCTTTAACGTTAGTTGATGGTCAATCTGAATATACAATGTTTAGAGATCCTTCAGATGGAACATCTGATGCTACAGCAGTTTATGGAGTAGATGATGTTTTAGAAGCTGTTTATAGAAACCCACAAAATGTTGATTTTCCTCTTACAAAAATAAACAGATCAGCGTATCAAGCCTTGTCTAATAAAACAGAAAAAGGTTTGCCTACTCAATATTGGGTTCAAAGATTTATAGATAAGGTTACAATTACTTTATATCTAACTCCTGGTTCAAATGAAGCAGGTAATACTATTAACTATTATTATGTTAAAAGAATTAAAGACGCTGGTGATTATACAAATGTAGCAGATGTACCTTATCGTTTTGTTCCTTGTATGACAGCAGGGTTAGCTTATTATCTTGCAATTAAAAAAGCACCTGCAAGAATTCAAGAATTAAAACTTCTTTATGAAGATGAACTTCAAAGAGCGCTAAGAGAAGACGGCTCTTCTAGCAGCTCGTTTATAAGTCCGAGAACGTATAATCCAAGTGTCTAATTTATCTTCAGGAAAATATGCAAAATTTATTTCTGATCGTTCAGGATTAGAATTTCCATATTCTGAAATGGTTATAGAATGGAATGGTGCAAGAGTTCATATTTCAGAATACGAAAAGAAACATCCACAATTAGAACCAAGACCTACAGTAGCTGATCCACAAGGATTAAGAAATGCAAGACCTGCAAGAACAGAGCCAAAAGTAGCTGCTTTATTAACTAGTAATCCTTTTTCTTTTGAAAGTGGTTCTACTACTATGACAGTTTCTATGGCTATCAATAGTCCAAGAGCTGTAAATGATGTGGTTGTTTTTAGAAACGTTTCTCCAATTACAGGAGTTTCTACTTTTAATAATTTGTCTTTTATAGTAACTTCAGTTACAACTACTAATTTAACAGTTAATTTAAGTTCTGCTGCAACAGAAACAACAAGAGGAGGTGGAGCTATTGCATCAATAGGTCCAGTTACATTAACACCATGACATATAATGAATTAGTAACAAAAATTAGAGATTATACAGAAGTAGATGCAAATGTCTTAACATCTACTATTGTTAATGGCTTTATTAAAGACGCTGAATTTAGATTATTAAGAGATGTGGATTCAGATAATAATAGACGTTATGATACTGCTAACTTAACAACTGGACAAAGATTTATAGACGTGCCTCCAAATACTTTAATTATTAGATCCGTTCAAGTTTCGGATGGCATAAATTTTGATGCAGGTAGAACAAGAAATTTTTTAGAAAAAAGAGATACTAGTTTTATTTCAGAATTCAATTCTGCAGGAGACACAGGGGAACCTAAATACTACGCAAATTGGGATGAAAATACAATTGCTTTAGCGCCTATTCCTGACAATACTTATGCAATTCAAGTAAATTACATCTTGAAACCAACAGGTTTATCGAGTACTAATACAAATACATACTTAAGTGACGAATTTCCTAATGGTCTTTTGTATGCTTGTCTTGTTGAGGCATATGGATTTTTAAAAGGTCCTGCAGATATGCTTCAATTTTATGAACAAAAATACACACAATCAGTTCAAGGTTTCTTAGCTGAGCAAGTGGGTAGAAGAAGAAGAGATGAGTATCAAGATGGAGTTCCAAGATTAAGTAAACAATAGGAGAAAAATTATGGCAATAACACAAGCTTTAGCAGATTCTTTTAAAAAAAGTCTTCTTGATGGAGACATGGATTTTAGATCAGGAAGTGGAGATACTTTTAAATTAGCTTTATACACATCTGATGCAACTTTAAATGCATCAACTACTGCTTATTCAACAACCGATGAAATCCCAGCTAGCGGACAATACTCTGCAGGTGGAGGAAATTTAGTTAATGCAGGAACATCTGTTGCTACGAGTACAGCAATTGTAGACTTTCAAGATCTATCATTTACCGGAGTAACTATTAATACAAGAGGTGCATTAATTTATAATTCATCTTCATCAGTTACATCAAACGCTGCAGTTGCAGTTTTAGATTTTGGTTCGGATAAATCAGTAACAGCTGGTACATTTACAATTCAGTTTCCTGCTTTTACAACATCCGCTGCAATTATAAGAATTACTTAATTTTAATTTTTAAAATTTTTTAAATGACTAACGTATACGCAGGTGTAAATTCTCTCGTTCTAACTGAGCAATTAAACATTCCTGCATATGAATCATCAGTTAAAAAATTTGGAACGCATTCATATTCACCAGCTGCAACTAGTTCTAAACAAGGTTCTCTTCAAAGACAAGCTTTTAGATACAATCGATCTGATGCTAGCACTTTAGCTTATAGAACTACAGGTACTTTTGCAAATCCTCTTGGACCTCAGTACGCAGTTGATTGTTGGTTTTATTTAAATTCTTCTAACGGAGGAGGTAACACTTCTAATAAAGGAGCAATATGGTCTATTTTATCAGAAGCAGATTCAAACGGGTCTGGTCGATATATAAGACTTAGAGTTACATCTGATTCAACATTAGACATAGAATTGATGAGAGGTCTTACTACAGTAGAAACAATTCAATCTATTCATTCAGGTGGTCTTGGAGAAACAAATTTTTTAGGTGCATGGTGGTGGATAGCTTTTCAAAGAGATGGTACTACGTTTAATGCATGGATGGGCAAATCTGGAACTGCTACACAAGTTGTAAACAATTATAGTGGATCTAATTTTACATATACCCGAAAAACTAATGATTGGTACAGAATTGGAGGAGATGGTGTAGGTAGTAGTAATTTTGGTTTTTCTCCTCCAGATGGTTACATTGACGAATTTGCAGTAAGATATGGGACACCTTTTTCAGGTACAGTCTCTTGTCCAACAGGAGAATATACTGGTGAAGAAGAGGGAATGTTAGATCTTTTTCATTTTAACAATACAGCGGATAATAGTTCTGGCGCTGTTAATTTTGGTGATGGACCTACTGATGGAGATTTTACTCTTTTTTTACAAACTTTTGATCCAACTTCTACGGCATCTGGTTTTCTTGGGGTACCTCCTGCACTTAAAGTAGGCACTGTTACAACAACAGAAGAGGACAACGTAAACTATCCAATTAATCCAGGAACAAATGTAATGACTTCTTTTTTAGGGAACGCTGCAATTGTACAAGATATTGCTATTAGTGTAAGTGGTTTTAGTACAACTACATCACTAGCAAGTGTAGGAGCCGGTTTAGGTCTTTTAGTTCCGGTAACAGGTCTTTCTGCGACTGCTAGTTTAGGAGATATAAAAATACCTCTTGTATGGTCAGAAATTCCAACAGGGACTACTACAACTTGGACAGAAATAGATACCGGAGATACGACTTAATTGACAAAATAATGCATAAAGGATAAAACAAGATATGGCATCAACATTTTCAACAAGTCTAAAATTAGAGCTTATGGCAACCGGCGAAAACGCTGGTACATGGGGAACTAAGACAAATACGAATTTAAGTTTAGTAGAACAAGCAATTGGTGGTTATCAAGAAATAGATGTTGCATCTTCTGATGTAGCGTTAACTATGTCAAATGCATCAATTTCAAATGCTAGAAATATGGTTCTTAAATTTACAGGAACTTTAGCAGGTACACGAGTTGTTACATTACCAGATGATATAGAAAAAGTTTTTATAGTTGTGGATGGCACAACACACTCAGGCAATACCTTAACTTTTAAAACAGTTTCAGGTACAGGGGTGACATTAACACAAGGGAAAACAGATATTGTTTTTTCTGATGGCACCAATATTGTAGGTGTAACTGGAGCAAACTTATCAGGTGTTACATTAGATCAAGTTCTAGAAAATGGAGATACTTCAGATGGAACTATAAATGTTAGTACAATAAATGTATCTGGCACCATGACTGCAAATCAAGTAGATGATTCTAAGGGTGAAATAAGATTAGTTCCCATCAATACAAAATCTTCAAACTATACACTTCAAGCAAGTGACCATGGTAAAATAATTAAAATTTCAGCAGGAGACATAACTGTTCCTTCAGGAGTCTTTACTCCAGGCCAAACAGTTACAATCTATGCAGATGGTGCAAAGATAGATATAAATAGATCTGGTGTTACTATGTTTTGGGCTCAAACAGGAGCTAACGCTAATAGAGATTTACAATCTAGAGGTGTTGCAACTATTGTCTGTGTTGCATCTAATACATTTGTGATAACAGGTGGTTTACTATCATAGGAGTGTAACTTGACACATTATTCACTTCTAATGGGTTCAACAAGTGGTGCAAAAGCAGCCTCTGGATATACAACAAAAGGTGCAGGTCAATCTTTTACTATAACTGTTCCTACAGGATACAACGCTCTTCATATTCAATATGCTGTTGGTGGAGGAGGCGGTGGTACTGGTGGTATTTCATATGATAAAGCAGGTGGTGAATCTTCTGGAAGATCAGGAGGATCAGGAGCTTATTTATCTGATGTAATTTTTTCAGTCAGTGAAGGAGCTTCTTACGCTGCAAATACCGGATCTGGAGGAGCGGGAGGAAATCAAACAGGTAATTTCGGTCATCCTAAAATTGCTAGTTCAGGCACTAGATCAAGAGTAAATGGTTTATTTCAACTTAATCCAGGCGGTGGTGCAAGTTTGACTGGAGGAGGTGTACAAGGACCTTTAGCTACAGGAGGATCAAACGGAAGTGCTGGAAGTCTTAGTATTACAGGAACAAGAATTTCAAGCGGATCTTTTTTTAATTCTTCTAATTCTTTAATTACTATAGGTAATGTTAGTGAACTAAGAGGTGGACCAAGAGGTACGTTTAATTCATCAGGTAATGGATCTGCAGGTGGTTGGAATGGAAACTGTGATAGAGATAATTGTAGAATTGGTGGAAGAGCAGGAGCTACTTCTTATGGAGGATCAGTTGCCGGAGGAAGTGCTAGTAGCGCGTCTGGAAGTGGTACTAATGGTGGCGTAGGAACACGAGGGTCTGGTGGGGGCGGAGGAGCTGCCCAAGTTTCAGGTGGTGGAAGCACTTTGGGAGGTGGTGGAGGCCAAGGAGAAATGAGATACAGATTCTTAAATGTATTTTAAACCAAAAAAGATTGTATTTAATTCAATTTTAAAAAAAGTCCCTTTTAATATTATTAAACCTCATCAGGAAAATCTAAATAAAGATTTAATAATTACATTAAAAAAAGAAATAAAAGAAAAAGGATTACTATGTCCTTTAGTGATAAATACTAATAATAAACTAATTGATGGTCACCATAGATATGAAGCTATCAAAGATAAATGCACAGAAATAGATGTTTATATTGTGAATAGTAAATATATGGAAAAATATTTATCTACACTAAACAATTATATAGAGTTTGATATACTTGAAAAATTAAAAGACTATTGATATATTAGTAATAGAAATTATGAAAGTTCAGTTTAACAAATTTTTTGGAGACAATGTTTATTTATCTAAATTAGATAATTTTGAAAAAATAAATGATAAAATTATACCTATTATAGAAAAAGATATTACACCTACCAATTCTCAATATGCCAGAACCACAGATGTAAAACCAAAAGAATTACAAGAAATAGATGATAATTTACATTTAAATAAAAAATTTAAGACTTTATATAATGAAGTTCAAAAACATATATTTGAATATCTTAAAATACAAAAATACAATCTTGAAGTTTTTGATATTTACATATTAAAATCTTGGGCAACTTTATCCGCTAAAGAACAATACATTCATATGCATAAACACATGGCTTCACATATTAGTTTTGTTTATTACCCAAGAGCGAACGATCAAGGTAATTTAAAATTCATTTCTAATTTGGGATATGATACTCATATGTATATACCTTCTAGAGAAGAATATTTTACAGAATTTGATAATGTAAATTATTCTAATATAACAGTTCCTGCAGAGACAGGAAATATTGTTATATTTCCTAGCAAGTTGTTTCACGAGACTGAAATAAATACAACCGATCAACCTAGAATATCTATATCAGGTGATGTTTTGATCACTATGAAACCAGGTATAAAATCAGAACATTGTTTTCCTTCTCCTAATACTTGGTTGAAAATATAATAATTTCTTTATATAAAGAAGTTATGGCTTTAAGAAATACAATTATTCGTCCTGGCATTAACAAAACTGATACACCTTCTGGAGCAGAAGGACAGTGGATTGATGCTGATAATGTTAGATTTAGATATAGTCAACCTGAAAAGATAGGTGGTTGGCAAGCAATAGGTCAAGAAACTTTTTCAGGGCCTGCTAGAGATCAACATACATGGTCTGCATTGGATGGAAAAAAATATGCAGCATTAGGAACATCACAGATTTTAGCAATTTATTATGAAGATAAATTTTATGATATAACACCTTTGGATACTGCAATTACTATTGCAAGTAATGCTTTTACTACAGTTAACGGCTCATCTATTGTAACTGTAACAACTTCTTCTTCACATAACTTAGCAGTTGGTCGTTATATTAAATTTAGCGCAGCTGGAAGTTTACCTGGAGGATATGTTGAGTCAGATTTTACGACAGATGTTTTTGAAGTTTTAACAGTTCCAAGCGCTACAACTTTTACAATTGATTTAGAAAAAAATGCAAATGCTTCTGCTACAAGTGGAACAGCAACAATTACACCTTATGTAAGTGTTGGCCCTACCTTTCAAACTTATGGTTATGGTTGGGGAACTGAATCATGGGGAGGAGAAGATGATGGTGCAACTTCTACAACTTTAAATGGTGAGATAACTGACACAGCAACTACAATTACTTTAACAGACGCGAGTGCTTTTCCAACTTCAGGATCAATTTTGATAAGAGGAACTTCTAATACTTTAAATGGAGCAATTACAAATACTGCAACCTCATTAACCTTAACAGATGCTAGCACTTTTCCATCTCAAGGTATTATATTTATTGGTGATGAAAAAATTACTTATAGTGGTAAATCATCAAATGATTTAACAGGTTTAACAAGAGGTGCAAATAATACACCTGCAACTGCTCATGATGATTTAGCAACTGTAACAACTAGAGGAGAAATAATTACTTATAGTGGTAAATCATCAAATGATTTAACAGGTTGTGTTCGTGGTCAAGAAAGCACTGAAGCTGTTGATCATGCAACTGGAAGCACAGTTATAAACGATGATGAGTTTAATGCATGGGGAGAAGAAACAGATGAAACAAATGTTGTACTAGAACCAGGAAGTTGGTCTTTAGATAATTTTGGAGAAATATTGGTTGCAACAATAAAAGATGGTAGAACTTTTTCATGGAATCCTGGAGTTTCAAATCCTTTAGAAACAAGAGCTGTTGTTGTATCAGGAGCACCCACGGCTTCTCGTTTAACAGTTGTTTCTGATAGAGATAGACATTTATTTCATCTTGGAACAGAACAAGATATTGGAGATCCTAATACACAAGATCCAATGTTTATAAGATTTTCTGATCAAGAAGCTTTAACTACATATGAACCAACATCGACAAACACTGCAGGAACATTTAGATTAGATGCTGGTAACAGAATTGTATCAGCTGTTTCTGGTAAAGATTATGTTTTAGTTTTAACAGATACGGCAGCTTATGTTATGCAATTCGTAGGTCCACCATTTACTTTTTCTATTAGACAAGTAGGTACAAACTGTGGATGTATTGGTCAACACGCTGTAGCGTTTGCTAATGGTAATGTATACTGGATGGGTTTATCTGGTGGTTTTTTTGTTTATGATGGTACTGTAAAAATATTACCATCACTTGTTGAAGATTTTGTATTTACAACAAAAGGAAATAATCCAGGAGTAAATTATAATTCTGCTGAAACAATTTATGCAGAACATAATTCTTTATATAATGAAATTGTTTGGTTTTATCCAACAGGAACACCTTTAAATAATCCTGCTGTTCAGAATAATAGAGGTTTAATTTATAATTATGTAGAAAATGTTTGGTCTATAAATACTTTAAGTAGAACAACTTATGCTGATTCTGGTACATACAGTTTACCTTATGCAACTTCTTATGATGTTACAGCTACTCCACAATTTCCAGTTATAAAAGGAGTTACAAATAAATTTGGTGCTTCTACTTATTTTGCTCACGAAACTGGAGTTAATGAAGTTTTATTAAACGCAAATTCTATTCCAATTGAAGCTTTTATTCAGTCAGGAGATTTTGATTTGACTCAAGGTGGAGATGGAGAATTCATGCTACACATCAGAAGATTTTTACCTGATTTCAAAAACCTTGTGGGAAGTGCAGATGTAATTTTAAATACTAAAGATTATTCAAAAGGAGGAAATACTACTACGTCTTCTTTTACAGTTCAGCCTACTACAAATAAAGTAGATACAAGAGTTAGAGGAAGATTTGCAAATATAAAAGTAGAAAATAATGCATTGGATGACAACTGGAGATATGGTACATTCCGTGTTGATATACAACCAGATGGTAGAAAATAATGGCAAAAGTTACAGTTTACATACCAGAACCCTCTGAAGAATATAATGTATCAAACCAACGTCAACAATTGGAAGCATTAGATACTATGAAGAATCAACTTAATACAACTTTTACAGAGGATATAAAACAAGAACAAGAAAGATTTAATTTTTATCTAAATGGCTAATACTTATAAAAACGCTCCGTTTAATTTATCTTCATCAGCTGCATTTGATGTTTATACATGTCCATCAAATGCAACGGCTATAATACAAAATATACAGGCTTTCAACAAAGACTCAAGTGCAGTAGTTTGTTTTGCAAGAATAAAAGATGCCTCTGATAGTTTACAGGTTTATCCAATCGCTGCTAAATCAATTGGTGCAGAATTATCTGCTAAATTAAATGATGGTATTATTATTTTAGAAGCAAGCGATGTATTAGAATTACAAACAAATTCAGCCATAAATAAAGTTGAGGGGTTAGTTAACATACTTGAAATTACTAGAGATTAATGTTATTACAACGGCAGAATGGATAAATTAGAAAAAATAGAATGTAAGACAATCGAAACCTGGAGAAACAAAAAAACAGGACAGACTTT